TGCCACACACGCTACAGCATCATGAACAGTGAGTACCACACGATACTTCCTGCTGATCTTGATTAACTGTTCGCCAATGATGCAACGTGCCAAGCCCTGACAAATGTTCTCTGTTAACTTGCCGCCGTATAGCTTCACCGCGCCTTTGCGTGAATCATAAATATACTGGTCTTTGCCATCTTTGTCTCGTACTTTTCGTAAATTTGGGTATCTTTGATACAACCCGTTGGGCATCAGGATTCCCTCTGCACCTACGCTAATACAACCATTACCCCACGTAGCGGTACGCCCCTTACTCATAGCCTCAATCGCCGTGGAGCCGGACTTCCATAGGGCGGGGATACTAGGATAGGTACCACGGTAGGTAGAGATAATCCTTGCAGACTCCTCTGTACTGACCGACACACCGAAAGTCTTGAGTTGCGTTTGGAACTTCGCACTGCCCATGCCATAACCCGCTCCAAGAATGGTGGTTTTGCCAACAAATCTTTCAGGCGGGGTGACCTCTTCTCTTTCCTTGCGGTAGATAGCCGATGCCATGATCTTGTATACGTCCTCGCCATTTCTAAATGCCTCCACCAAATCATCTTGTTGTGCAAACCATGCAAGCACCCGCGCCTCGATCTGCGCAGAATCGCAGTCAATGATCACGTGACCCTCGGGTGCAAGGATGGCCTTCTTGAGCTTCCCTGCGTTCGCGCCACGTGAGGGAAAGTTTTGAAAATTGATTTTGTCCGACCCTCCCCAACGCCCCGTGTGGGCGGCGTAGTAGGAAAGGGGAACAGGTATCTTTCCCCTTCCCGCAATCCCAATGAGACGCTCGGTACGTGTCTCTTCCAACGTAGTCTTGTTACCCAATCTTGCGGCAACAAGTGTCTGTACGCGCTCATCGGGGTGCTCGGCCAAAGCCTTGAACCCCTCGTCAGACTTAGCCAAAGCCAACGCTTCCTTACCCGTAGTCAGACTGATCTTCATGGGCGGCTCAACACCTAACCCACGCAAGACTTCAGCAAACTTTTGGTTGGACATCAGGTCTTCAAGGTTAGCACCACATTCATCAAGCAGGAGCTTCTTACGATTTTTCACCTCTACAAGATGTTGCTGTAAGAGAGATTCATCTAGGCGGAGCTGTGGCTCTGTGAACATCCGGATCGTTAGGTCAATCAACTTCAACTCAACCTTCTGAAACATAGGTAGCAGGGTCAGGAACAAGTCGTAGGTCAGGTCAACGTCATTTCTACAGTACGCCCCATACTCTGCAAGCTGTTGCTCTGAGAAGTCACGCCGCCGCAGGTTAACGGCCTGTAACACTTCCTCACCCTTAACGCCTAAGTTGTAATGCACTGCCAACTTCTTGAGACTGTTGCCCACCTCGATGCCGTTGATGGCTCGTGCCATGCTCAAGGTATCTGCAATAGCTTTTGGTCTGATATCAAAGTGCCAGTTCAATATCGCCATGTCGAACATCGCATTGTGTGCAACCACCATGCTGTTATCCCAATCGAATTGATGTAACCAAAGGTCGATCTCATCCAAGGAATCACTGCACCATTGTGTTGGCTCGTTGTTTACCTTGACAGCAACCCCGACCACCTCGAATCGGGGATCACGTACATACTCTTCAGTCGTTTGGGTTTTGAACCCCAAGTCCTTATTGGTGTAGTACGTCTCAAAGTCCAGTGTTATGAGATTCATTTCTTTTGCCGCGCTTCAAGCATTGCATCCGCTTGCGCATAAGCAACTCGGGCTATCTCTTCCTTGACATCTTTTTCCATAAATGCGCAAGCATCCACAAACTCTTTGTCACTTACGTAAGACTGCATAGCCTTTGCCGCAAAGTAATCACGCAAACTCATACCATTCACATTCCCTACGGGGAATGCAGGGCCACCTGTATGTAACATAATCTTTCTCCTTAAAAGTTCAAACCAAAGAACGCCTTCAAGTACGGCTCAAAGTCAGCCGTCTTAAAGATACCCATCTCGCCTGTGGGACGGAACCCCATGCCAATCTCTTCACCACCTTCCAATGGCCACAACAGATAGTCACCTATCACCATGGCATGTCTTGGCACGTCATCTATTTTGTAGTGACCTCGGAATTGTCCATCGTTAAATACTTCCCCAAACATACGGGGTGCATGGCCAGTCGCCTCTTCCAACTTATGCAGTGCTTCTTTAACCTTGCTCATTTGCACACCTCTCAATATCTTTGATTGCGTTAAATTGTTTCACCAGCTCGTCGTAGTCCGGCACTGTACGTTGCAAGATGTACTCAAGCCGCATCAGCATGTCTGCTACCACGATAGTCCTGTCACCCTCTTGAATCGTCAGGGGTCGTGGGTCGTATCTACCCACCCCCTTATATATAAATGAATCCGAACTACTGCTCAGATTGTGCGCAATGGCAGTGCCCCCTACCTTGGGTATTGCTTTTCCAAAACTCATCGCACACCTCCAAAGATTTGATTCAGTTGCGTGTAAATAAACTTGGCCTCGTCTAACTGCATAGAGTAAGCGCCAAGGGATGTAGAGATAGTGATGTGCAAAGTTGTTGCACCAACAGCCAGTGGGGACGTGACCATGCGCTCTGTACGTTCTGCGGGAATCAACGTGTCGATACCCTTCTCTACCTTGGCCTTGACCTTGGTCTTCTTCTTAGTATATGCCTTGACCTTCTCACGCTTGGGCATGTTTGCACGTACTGCTACTGGCACTGCCGTGTAGGAAAATGTTGTCCTGCCCTTCTCACCATCAGGGGCTACCTCAATACGATTCACAAAGTTCTTGTCATAAAAACCTTTGAGGATTGCAGGTACGTATGAGATAGGTACGGTTGGCATTTCCTTGGCAACGTATGCACGTAAATCTTTACCAGTTATCCCGGGGTTCTTTGAAATCATATCCAACAACGTGTTTGAGAGTTGTTGGTTTCTGCTGTTTGTTTCCACGATAAGTTCCTTTACTTCGGTTTGTTTCCACTCTTGAAATGCTTGCTTGATCTTCTCTTCCATTAGTGTGTTCATTTGGTTGCTCCATTCCTAGTAATCTTTTGATGTTTCCTCGCATCAAGTATTTCGTTTATCAATCTATGTGCTTCTGTAATGTCTTGCGTTAACGCATCGCACCAAGAACCATCATCTATGTACCCATCAGCAGACTCGGCAAGACGTTTCAAGGCAATCAATAGTCTGTCCTCGTTTGTTTTCATCATCTTTCTCCCATATCTATTTCAATCATTAACTTATCAACATCCGGTATGTTGTCCTCATTAACAACAATAGCCGCGCCACCTTGCGCAATGATCTGCGCTATGTTCTTTTCTTGTAGTGCAGTTGTCTTCCCCTTTCCCGCTTTGCACTCGATACCAAAGAATCTGCCCTTGTAGCACCCAACTATGTCGGGTACGCCCGATGCACCATAACCTCCGGTAACGGGGTAGAAGTAATACGCCCCAAAACTTTTGAGTACGGCGACCACTTTAGTTTTGACTTTCTTTTCCGGTGTCATTCTTCTCTCCTTTCAGTTGTGCTTCGTAATGTTTTAAGGGTAGTCTTGCTTTGGCCTTCAAGTGTTTGCGTAACCAATCAGCACCTCCCATGTCTTGGAATATCAACCACTCCAAATCTGACATGCGCACTTGGCGTCCTATCAGTGGCATTGGCGGTTTAGGTCTTGGCATTATTTTTCCTTATGTGGTGTGGTGTACAAAGCAATCGGCTTATAAGTACTAGGCGGTTTCTTCCACCTAAAATACTTGTGCCCTACTGCGTTCTCACAAAGGTATCCAACGGGTTCAGGTATGGTTATTGAAATCACACCTGTCAGTTGTGGGGTCGGTTGCTCCAAGTATTCAGCGTAAACATGGTCAGCTACAAGAGCGGCAAAGTGTTCGATGTCACCATGCAAAGTAAGCCCGTTGTCTTCAATCAGTTTAAAAATTTCGTCGCGTGTCATCCTTCAACCCTCCCACCTGTTAATGATGTCGGCAATGCCGCCCTCTTTCTCTTTACGTAAGTTGCTACGCTCTTTGAGCATGGCACTGGCTTGCTCGTGTGCAACACTTGCAATCTCTTCGGGCTTGGTTGACTTGGGTGCTTTGTTCAACATCGCCATCATCGCAAACCCTGCATACAAATCGTATAGGTTGCTCTCATGTTCATTCATTGTCCACTCCCAAGTGTTAGCGCCAGCGTTGTGAACAACACAACTAAAAACATTATGTACAGTGCTATCGACACATGATCTGGCCCGCGCATCCCTAACAACGCTCTCTGAATTTCTTCCTCATCAGAGTTCAGTTGGTGCATAGGTTTCTGATACATGCAACCAATCTCAATGCCTGTCTTTGTTCTGTATACGTCTTTCATCTCATCTCTCCTTCTCTGTTTAATATGTAGTACAACGTGTCGGATACCTTGAACCCTAACTCCGGTACAAGGTCGTTTGTTTCTGCGATACGTAGCATGGATATTGTCTCCATGATCCACGGCTCAACATCTTTCTGTGCCATGTCCAAACGTTTCATTCCTCCTTTGCTTGGTAGTGTGAAGTCGTACAGATTAACTGTACCGTTGTCGTTCACTTCCACACGGATAACATCATTTGTTTTTAACTCCCCTTTCTGCATCATCCATGTCCATTCACGTAAGTTACATTGTGCCTCGAACTTAATCTGCACCTCTTGTAGTGCCATCTCCACACGCAGTTTCATTAAGTCATCTTGGCTCATGCAAACACCCAATAAGTAATGTCTGACACACGGATGCCAACATCCGTAATAGCATCACCGTTCTTTGCAATCTGCAACACGGCTAACTTATTACGAACGAACTCAGGCACATCATCCATGCTAGTGCACTCTGTGACTTGCGTCTCATCGGTGAACCTATAGGACAAACTGTTAGGCTTGACCCACACAAAGCATGCACGGGGTTTGTAGTCCTGCATACGTCTAAGCTCTGCACCTTCTTGGGCTATCAAGTCTACAGCAATTTTAAATGAGGGTGTACTTGGTACATACCCCGATGCAATCATGTGGGCAACTTCTTGTGCTATGTCATTACGTTGAATGCTCAGGCGTTCATGTAACCTCTCACGTGCGGGTGAACGCAAGTTCTCAATACCATTAGACAACTGATTACGGCATCTGTCCAACACGTCATCGTATGTAAGTGGCTTGAGATAAGTCATCGCAATCTTCAGTGCCTTCTTCATGTCCTTGGATTGACGAATGTTAAAGCCATCGCTATGGCAAGCATACTTCTCATTCTCAATCTTCTTGGACTCAACACAATACTGCATATCAGTGCCATCGTGCGCAATAATAATACTGCCTGACCTAAAGTCAGTCGCATCAGGGAACGTGATACCCAACTTGTCGAACACGGGCATACCTATTGACTCACCTTCTGCATCACGCTTCCAAAAAACAGTAGACGCTTTATCAACGCACGGCACGATGTTGTAGCGTTTGTCTTTGAATGCTTTGAAGAACGCCACCATTTCTTTGCGCACGGGTATGTCACCGATCCAGTGCTCATGGTTGTTTGTACGTGCTGTCTCCACGTTACGTTGGAAGCGGTCAAAACCAATTTGGCCGATGAAGTTTTCTTGCGTAGTTTTCATGATTTACTTTCAAAAATGTTTAGGGGTAGGGGTCGGGGGGAGGGAACAGGTCTCTGTGAAGAGACCCGCATGTCAGTCGAGATGGATGGTCGTGCCCATGGGAGGGACAACCTTGTTACCACCTACGATAGTCCACAGCACGGGGACAGTCCATGTACCCCAATCACCGTAGATGTAACCGTCAGTCAAGACGATGACGCACTCAGGACGAATCTGATTGTCCTTGAGATACTTGGACACACATGCCACGTCAGTGCCACCACCACCGGCGGGCTTAGTAGATGATGTGAGCTTATCAAGTTGTTCCTGTGTGTACACTTCATGAGCTGCCACTTCAGTGTCCCAATACAACAGATCAACCTTCTCGGGCTTGGTGTTGATGCAGATACCCTGCACCTCAGACAAGAACTTGGACAACTCAGCAGTGCCAATCGAACCGGACGTATCAATGGCAACCACGATGCGGCCAACATTCTCAGTGATAGTCGAGGGCATATACATGTCGTGTTGCAACCACCTACGGCTAACACGTTGCCACGTAGAGATGTCCTTGCCTACAGCAGTGGATGAAACAAAGTCACGTAACTGTTCACGCCAGTCAACCTTTGGCTCGATGAGCGCACCCAAGTCACGTGACTTGTTGCCACCTAACTTACCCGCCATCAGTTGACCCTGACGGATAGCTTGGTTGATGTCCTTGCCGATCTGCTCGATCTCTTCTTGTGACATAGCCTCACCCGATTCCCAATCGTGATCATCGAACCCATCACCGCCACCACCTTGGCCACCATCACCACCCTCTTCACGCAAGATGTTGTAGACAGTCTGCGAGTCCATACCCTCGAACCTACGGTCAAGCAAGCCACCCTTGGGCAGAGTCACGTACCCGTTGCTACGTATACGGATGTCGTCAATGATCAAGTTGATCACGTAGTCGCATGCCATGTTAGCAGTGCGGCCATCTTCCTTGTAGAGATGTTGCCACAAGAACATGTGTTGGAATGTCTTGTGTAGATTCTCGTGCATGATGAGGCCACGCAAGTCAGAGTCGCTCATGTCCTTGATGAACTTGCTACCGTACTTGCAGTCGATGCCGTTGGTGCATGCAGTAGGAACATCCTCACGCACTTCGTACTTACCGACCATGATGACAGACGCATACTCCATCGTGTCGGGGTGACCCATAAGCTCAACGTGTGAACGTTGGATACGTTGCATGGGTGTCAACGTGTTGAGTTGTGTTAAGAATGACATAGGTATCTCCTTGTTTTCCCACAGTGGGAATTATTGTTTAGCGAACATGAAGTTGTTGGCAGATGCCCACAGAGCGAACTCGGTGTTACGTGCGGCAACCAAACGCTTGGGGCACTTCTCTGACATAACGCTACGGGCAAACAAACCCTGCGCTTCCTTGGGGATGCGGTTCAAGAACTTCATCCATGCAACGATGTTGCTGTTCTCGATACGATGCACGGCCTTGGCTACCAACATACATGTAGCGGCGGCAGACGTAGGCACAGTCGCAGTCTCGGGAGACTTGATCAAGTCATCCCATGGTGTGAGTTGTGAGTCCATCTTATCCATCGTCAAGATGTTGTGCATAGCCGCTTCACCCACGGTACCAGCCAGTGCGTGACACATCACGTCATCACCCAAGATACGGGTACGCTCATACACATAGGCGGCACGTTCCATAGAACGATGTGTCACGACAGCACCACGCACAGTACGGGGATCACTGATGTAAACATTCTGCTCGGGCTTCTCGTAGTCCTCGAACGATGCGAACATCTCGGGGTACTCAGCAACAGTGCCGATGATGACAGGGTTGATGCCGTTGGGGATCGCATACTCTTCGATCCATGTCGGTGCGTCAGTCTTCTTGACACGAACACGGGTCACCCTATTGAGAGCATGTGGCGGCACGTTGTCACCTAGTCCCTCGACAGACAAGTTAGTTGTACCAAACACGACACTACCCTCGGTCAGTTGTTCAACGCTTAGACCACGCTCATTCATGAGACGCAAGCATGCGTTCATCACACCACCACGTGCCTTGCCAATCTCATCGAGCATCATGACAACTTTCTTGCCTTTGAAGTGAAACCCGAACTCTTCATTGGGTATGAATGAGCAGACTTCATTACCGTCAATGGTTCTGATCTTGGGAACAATGAAGTCACCAACATCTTTGGTAGTGATATCTACGTAGCAAAAGAACGCGTCCTTGAACTGAGGGTATGACTTGAGCATCTTGAGGATGGCAGACTTGCCGATGCCCATCTCGCCCTGCACTAGGACAGTTTGTTTGTCGCCCACGGCGGCGATCAGGTCAGCACATTGTTTGAGAGTGATTGAGTTGTACATGATTTACTTTCTAAAGTTGATTAAGGGAAACGGATTAAACACTAAACAAAAGAACAGGGCAAATTCCCACAGTGGGAAATGCCCCACCAAATTACAGATCGAACTTAGACAAGATGTTGTCCACCTTGCGCTTGGTCTGCTCACGCAGAGAGTCACTGTCACGCAGTGAATCAGCATCTACACCACGCATAGCATCTTCGAGTTGCTTACGCATCTCATCCATACGTGTGTCGTTGGTGATGTTGAAAGATTTCAACAGGCCACAAATCTCAATGGCATTCTCGACAAGCGAGTCACGGAAAATCTTACGCTTGCCATCATCGCTATCCTCAAGACGTTCTGACATACGTGACAGGCAGTCATGCAGTCGCTCCCATGCCTCGGTCATTGCACCAGTAACACGTTGCTGTAAGACAGATTCGTACTGAGCTTGCAGTTGCTTGAGGCCATCCTCACCGATGTCTACACGAAAGTCACCCGCTTGTGGCAGTGGGATCATGCTGTAGCGGAAACCGAACTTGGCCTCGATGGTCTCACGTGTGGGGTAGTCCTCACGATTGAACAAGTCACCAAGTTGAAAGGCCGCCGCCGCAACCAGTGTGTCGTAGTCACTCAGGAAGTTGTTGACAGCAGTTGAGAACTGAGACTCGTAGTCAGTCAGTCGATCTTTGAACTCCATGAAGTACGCCATGTTGAGGATACGGTCACCGTTGTCACCCCAAGGTTGCGTTACGCCATACATCCAACCACGGATAGCGTTGGCGATCTTGGTGATCTCGGTCAGCTTGCTAGAACCTGCCAACAAATTCTTGTGGTAGTTACCGGCACGGGTCTTCGTGCTGTTCTGTTGATCCACCTCTTCGGACACACGCTTGTCCAACTTACGGCCAGTCCAAACGCTGAGTGAGAGATTCACGATCAGTGCCGATGATGAAAGTTTGGACACACTGAAGTTGCCCAAGTCGATTGCAAAATTACTCATGATGATTACCTTTCAGTTGTTGATGTTTTCCCACAGTGGGAAGTTACATCGGGTTACACATTTAACTAACACAGACTAAACTATAACAGATTGACAGGTGAGTGTCAAGTTGGAGTATGGTTATGGACGCCATACATACAGATCAAGTAGCAGTACGATGATGCAGAGTAAGAACACTACCCGCTCAAACTTTTCTCCACGTGTCATAACACCACCTCTCTCCAAGTTAAGGGTTGAATCATTCCTACCACGCCGTTGTTGCGCACTTTGATCATGTCATCTACGTGCAGTTTGGTAGTGTCTGTATATGGGTGACTCTGCGTCTTGTGCTTAGATGTTGTCACGCTGTACTTACTGCCGTTCTCAAACCACATGTCAGTCTTGACTTCGTAGATGAACAGAGGCCAGTGGCGGTCGTATGAGTACACAACGTACCTTGCCGCTTCGGTCTCGTTGGCAGTGTTGGTGTCGGGCACCCACTCACTCCACAAGTTGTTGGCTTTGAATTCCTTGAGGTTCTTCACGTAGTCACGTGTCTCACGGTTACTTACTCTTGCTTTCATTTCAATTCTCCCAAACGTTGATGTGTTGTGACAAGTTGCGCATCTCAGGCCATGAGTGCGTTGCGATTAAATCGGGATGCTCACGCAGTAATGCGTGGATCTGCTCTTCTACTGTGTGCTGTTCACTGATGTGAACGGTTTTCTCTAGCCATTTATAAAAATGCTCTGCCTCGTCTTGCGACATGACTCGTTTACTTGTCTGCATAACTTTCTCCCTAATAAAAAGGTTTGTGTTTTCCCACAGTGGGAAGTTGTGATGCAAGATCGCATCTGATAGGACACGCTATGCGCATGCCCTACGGGTTGTTATCTTGTGATGTGTCGTTGTATGTTGTTTGGTTTGTTGTAACTGCGATAGTGTTTGTCGTCCACGCTTATCCCTTGCGGTTCGTGTTCCTAGTGGGGGTTGGTATGTGTTCGGTGTTGGCATCAGGCTGAATCGCCCATCAAAGTTAAATAGACAACACTCTCACATACATACTCCACGTTAGGCATGTTGCGTTGTTAGCGCAGAGCACACCACACATTTAGGCAGTATCTATATTGACTTGCGCTTTGCTATCGGTCTTGTTCGGTGCGTAACGGCACACTACTGACTTACACCACAAAGTGCCTCGACTGACTACGAGACGCCTATTCACGCATGGAAGGTTTCTTGATCCGGACACACGTTGTGACATGTGTCGTTACTTTCCCCTTTGCGCTTCTTGCATTGAGCAAGCGGCGGTTGGTTGGATTTCCCACAGTGGGAAAATCCTGTCTGATAGATTTTTAAAGAGCATCACGGGTTAGGTACGATCACCATTTACCCTGCGTGATATTTCACGCTACAACATGTTTTCACGTGTTGAGCCTCTACTGTACCAGAACGAAACCCTGTTGTCAAGTTGCTACTATGTGTTGTGATGTAGTTATGGGAAGCGTTTTATTCAATTATGCAACAAAGTTCTGTAAGCACAGAATATTGCAAAGCCAGTATCCATGCGGGTTGCGGAGGAGTTTTGGGGTAATGTTCTAATATTCTGTTGTTTTGAGAGATAAGAGAGAAACAAGAGAAAGAGCGTGAGAGATCACGTGAGAGAAAGAAAAACTAGGGAATTTGGTAGTTTTTGAAATTGTCTCTTCATATATATATTTTTACAGAATAATAGAATAATAGGGGAAAAACCTCTGCAAGTGCTTGATTTCATTGGGTTTGTAATATTCTGTAGTCACAGAACTTTCTTGCATAATTGAATAAAACGCTATGCAGTATTGCCTTATAACATCTTTACTTTTCCCACAGTGGGAAAACGTTCCAACCAGTGGGAATTGCTATTGCGTGGGGAAATTCCCTGCACGTTGATACGGCCCGCATCGAGGGAACAGTTATCGGTATAAGTTGTTACTATTTCCCACTGTGGGAAATAAGATAGAAATTAAACTACAAACATCTTGTGGTGTGATTAAAAAATAAAACACGTGACAACTTGTTGGCCAGATGATTTGAATCGGCGTCTTGCGGCCCGCGTCGAGGGAACAGTTATCAAAACTTTTCCACGTGGAAAAGTTGGTGGGTAATGGGAAAGTATTCATTGGGAAATTTTGGGCGAAAAAAAACCCCCCGATTTCTCGGAGGGTTTTGGAGGGTGAGATTACTTGATCTCAATACCGGATGCTTCTAGGTAGGACTTGATACCTTCAAGTAATGACTTGATTTCGTCATTGTCCCATGATGCTTCTAGGTCATTTACAAACCCTTCAAATTCTGCATCCCTGAAACACGTTGCCAGTTTATCGGCAAACTCTTTTTTACCTTTCGCACTACCTTTCGCACCGGCGGCGGCTTGCCGTCCTCCGGCTTTCGTGCCGCCCCAGTCTTTCACCGGCTTGCCGGTTTTCACGGCTTCCCTGAAAAGACTCAAATAGTTTTGAGCGGTTTTCTTAGCCCATCCGGCTTGTGTCAACGTGTCAACGAATGACGTTGCGGTAGAACATCCGGTGCCGTCTTTGCTGTAGCGTCCTACAACAACCTTATCATTATGTAGGACGGCAATGCGCTTGTTTGCGCTTTCACGGCATGATGCGGATGCATCATCGTGTTTTTTGGCTTCCACTAAGTCAGTGGCAACGGATGCGGCTTGAGCCGCGTAAGAGAGTTTTGTCATAAAGACTTTCATCAACGCAGGTTAAAAGGAATATGAATCAAGCGCGTTTCCCCGATCCATGAATGTATTACACCACAAATTCTTATAGCTTGCACGAGATAGGGCTAAGTTTACACGTGGGGCGGTTGATTTTCCCACAGTGGGAAATTGGGAGGGGGCACCCCCTAGATTGGGCCGGTCAGTTTGGGCAGGGCTATGCACTGTAATTTGCACAAAAGATCAGAGCGAAAAATCTAAACCGTGCAAATCTACAAATCCGGGCCAACATTCGCCCGTTAATACAACACCACAAGATGTTGTAGTGTTATAGGGAATAGCGAGTTTCCGGGGGGATGACGAAACGATCCACTGGCCACCAAATTTTCAGTTACATCATTACAAGATGTTGTAGGGTACCCCCTACGCATTTTTTACGTCGCATTTTTTAGGGTCCTTTTTAGAAACACCCCCCGTCATCTTTTTTAACCACAAACCCCACCCCCCTATATTATTTTTTTAAAAACGTGTACACTCCGCACAAATTGGAGCCACAAACCGCTACCCATGATTCTCGTTACACCTGAACTAGATGTACCCCTGCCTTTCTCGCTAACAGCCGAGGAGGCCAAAGACTTGCATGCGAAAGCGCAAGCCGCGTTCAATACTGTCGAGTTCCTGACAGCCAACGGAATGCAAGTGCCCACTACGGTAACAAAGGAAGAAAAGAAGGAAGCTCGTGCCCAATTCTTTGAGACCCCAAGTGCAAATAAAGAAATAACAACAGCAGCGGCAATCCTACTCAAAGGAATGCTGGACGAGTACGACGTGCAAGTTGCACGTAATGCGGCGCAGATTCGTAACTATGTGAAGATGCGCCTTCTCATGCTGACTGGATCGGACAAAGAGTCTACCCAGTTAAAGGCACTAGAATTGCTTGGTAAAATGTCAGACGTGCAGGCGTTTACCGAACGGCTTGAAGTCAATGTCACGCACCGAACCACTGAAGAGTTGCAGGCCGAGTTGGCCAGTAAGCTGTCTTCTTATATGGATGACATCATTGATGTGGAGTCCAAGCAACTGCAAATACCAGAAGAAAAGTATTTGAACGGCGCACCTGCCGTTCAGGTGATTGATCTGGACGAAGAACTTGGCATGACTGGCAAAGAGTTGGACGAGACCGATGACTGAAGTCGCGGAAAAGACAAAACTTGAATTGGTGCTGGAAAAACTCCAGACCTTACCCTACGGGCAGCAGCAACAGCTACTCAAAAAGTTTCCCAAAGACGAGCAAGAAGCCATTGCAGAAATTCTGGACGAGCTAAATACACGCAACTTGCGTACAAAAGCGTCTGATGACTTCATGGTGTTTGTGCAAGAGATGTGGCCTAACTTTATTCATGGTCGGCATCATGCAAAAATGGCTCGGGCGTTTGAGCGGGTGGCTCGGGGTGAGTGTAAAAGGCTCATCATCAACATGCCGCCACGGCATACCAAGTCAGAATTTGCCAGTTACCTGCTACCGGCGTGGTTTTTTGGCAAGTTTCCGGGCAAAAAGATCATTCAAACGTCCCACACTGCCGAGTTGGCGGTGGGTTTTGGCCGAAAAGTGCGTAACTTGGTGGACTCTGCTAACTATAAGCGGATATTTCCAGCCCTAGATTTGCAGTCTGACTCCAAAGCGGCGGGTCGTTGGGCCACTAACTTCGGTGGTGAGTACTTTGCGATTGGTATTGGCGGTGCTGTGACCGGTAAAGGCGCTGACATACTAATAATAGACGACCCGCACTCGGAGCAAGAGGCCGCGATGGCCCAGTCCAACCCAGAAATCTACGATAAAACGTATGAGTGGTACACATCTGGCCCTCGTCAGCGTCTCCAGCCGGGCGGCTCTATCGTAATGGTGATGACTCGCTGGTCAAAACGGGATTTGACGGGTCAAGTGATCAAAGCTGCGGCCCAAAGGTCGGGAGAAGAGTGGGAAGTGATTGAGTTTCCTGCCATTTTGCCTTCGGGTAAACCCTTATGGCCTGAGTTTTGGTCATTACAGGAGCTTTCTGCCCTAAAGGAGGAACTTCCCAACGCCAAATGGCAAGCGCAGTACATGCAGCAGCCTACCAGCGACGTGTCTGCCATTGTGAAACGTGAATGGTGGAAGATTTGGGAGCATGACAGCCCACCAAGCTGTGAATTTATCATTCAGTCTTGGGATACGGCGTTCTTAAAGACGGAACGGGCTGACTATTCAGCTTGCACGACATGGGGTGTGTTCTATAAAGACGATGACCGGGGCGTAAACCGGGCAAATATTATTCTGCTCAATGCGTTCAAGAAACGCATGGAGTTCCCCGAGTTAAAACAGCGGGCGTTTGAAGAATACAAAGAGTGGGAAGTTGATTCGCTGATTGTCGAAGCCAAGGCGGCGGGTTCGCCCCTGATATTTGAACTGCGGGCGATGGGAATTCCAGTGCAGGAGTTCACACCAAGCAAAGGTAATGACAAAATAGCACGTCTGAATGCAGTAGCTGATATGTTTGCATCCGGACACGTTTGGGTGCCTAATACACACTGGGCAGAAGAGCTTGTTGAAGAGGTCGCATCGTTCCCATCAGGGGAGCATGACGACTTGGTGGACTCAATGACTCAGGCATTACTGCGTTACAGGCGTGGTGGCTTTATTCAATTGGCGTCTGATGAGGAAGATGAACCGAAGTCTTTCCGCAGGAAAGAACCGTACTATTAAGGATGAAACATGGCTATTGAGAAGTCACTATATGCAGCGCCACAAGGCTTAGAAGAACTGGCCGCGATGGATCAAGCATCTCCTCAAATTGAGATCGAGATTGAAGACCCTGAAGCTGTGACCATTGGTGTAGACGGCATGGAGATTGAGATCACACCTGATGCAGAATCAGAAGATGACTTCAATGCCAACTTGGCTGAGTTCATTGGCGAAGATGTTTTGCAAAGTATTGCTGAAGATTTAATCAGTGACTATGACGAGGACGTGGCCAGTCGCAAAGACTGGATGCAGACTTACGTTGATGGCCTAGAACTTCTGGGCATGAAGATTGAAGAACGCACAGAGCCATGGGAAGGTGCGTGTGGTGTGTTCCACCCCATGTTGTCTGAAGCTCTGGTGAAGTTCCAGTCAGAAACAATGATGGCAACGTTCCCTGCCGCTGGGCCAGTGAAGACCCAGATCATTGGTAAAGAGACACCCGCCAAGAAAGAGTCTGCACAGCGTGTGGCAGACGATATGAACTACCAACTCACTGATGTGATGAAGGAATATCGCCCAGAGCATGAGCGCATGTTGTGGGGCTTGGGCTTGGCCGGTAATGCGTTCAAGAAGGTGTACTTCGATCCGGGTCTGGATCGCCAAGTGTCTTTCTTTGTTCCTGCTGAAGACATCGTTGTGCCTTATGGCGCGAGTAACTTAGAGTCTTCTCCACGTGTGACACATGTGATGCGTAAGACTGAGAATGAGTTGCGTAAACTTCAGGTCGCTGGGTTCTACCGTGACATTGACTTGGGCACACCTGAGAACGTGCTTGATGAAGTTGAGAAGAAGATTGCAGAGAAGATGGGCTTTAGAGCCACTGCTGACAACCGCTTCAAACTCTTGGAGATGAACGTAGACCTTGACCTTGAAGGCTACGAGCACAAGGACAAGAAAGGTAATAAGACTGGCATCGCACTGCCATACGTGATCACTATTGAGAAGGGAACCAGCAACGTGCTGGCCATTCGTCGTAACTGGGAGCCTGATGATGAGACCTACGCCAAACGACAACACTTTGTTCATTATGGATACGTTCCCGGATTTGGCTTCTACTGTTTTGGCCTCATCCACCTCATTGGGGCTTTTGCTAAGTCAGGCACTTCTCTTATTCGTCAGCTTGTCGATGCTGGTACTTTAAGTAATCTGCCCGGCGGCTTCAAGACTCGCGGCATGCGGGTCAAAGGAGACGACACCCCAATCGCTCCGGGTGAATGGCGTGATGCAGATGTGGCCAGTGGCACACTCAAAGACAACTTACTGCCTCTCCCATATAAAGAGCCGTCACAAGTTCTTGCTGGGTTGATGGACAAGATCGTCGAAGAAGGCAGGCGTTTTGCTAACACGGCAGACTTGACGCTGAGTGACATGAGTGCGCAAGCGCCTGTGGGTACTACCTTGGCAATTCTTGAGCGCACATTGAAGAACATGTCTGCCATTCAGGCGCGTGTTCACTACTCGATGAAGCAAGAGTTGGGACTCTTGAAGCACATCATTGCTGAGTACACACCAGACGACTACGACTACCAGCCTACTGAAGGCAGTCGCAAGGCGAAGAAGTCTGACTATGATGACGTGGACGTGATCCCCGTCAGTGATCCTAATGCGTCAACAATGGCGCAGAAGATTGTGCAGTATCAGGCTGTGTTACAGCTTGCTCAAGGTGCGCCGCAGTTATACAACTTACCTTTACTCCACAGGCAAATGCTGGAGGTGTTGGGCATCAAGGACGGCCAGAAACTTGTGCCGATGGACGATGACCAGAAGCCCACTGACCCAGTATCTGAGAATCAGAATGTCTTGAAAATGAAGCCGGTCAAAGCGTTTCTTGCGCAAGATCACCAAGCTCACATCGTTGTGCACATGGCCGCGATGCAGGATCCCAAGATTCAAGCACTCTTGCAGCAGAACCCCATGGCGCAGGCCATGCAGTCAGCCATGATGGCGCACATCAACGAGCACTTGGGCTTTGAGTACCGCAAGCAGATTGAGCAGACACTCGGTATGCCACTGCCACCTCAGACTGATGAGTCTGGTGAAGAAGTTCAGATGTCTCCTGAAGTTGAAGCACGTCTGGCTCCGATGTTGGCACAGGCCGCGCAGCAGTTGCTCCAGAAGAACCAAGCAGAAGCACAGCAGGCTCAAGCGCAACAACAAGCGCAAGACCCGATTGTTCAAATGCAGATGCAAGAGTTACAACTCAAAGCGCAAGAGAATCAACGCAAGGCGGCAAAAGATCAGGCCGACAACGCTATCAAAGCAGCGCAGTTGCAGATCGAGCGTGACCGCATCCAGACTCAGCAGTCAACTGATGACAAACGTATCAAAATTGATGCGATGAAGACCGCTGTTCAGACGGAGAG